GTCGTAATTCGACGAAGCCAGTTCCCCTGTCGGAGGGTTAGCCACCCCCGCCGTGACGCGGTCTAACTTGACCTCGGTGCCGCTGACGTAGTCGTCAATCAGAGGGACGAGGTTATTGATGGTGCCGGACTGGACCTGATAGGTGACGGTCGTAGCGCCGCCCGAAGTACGCAGGGCGACGTTGATGAGTTTGAAGGGGTGGCCTGAGACCACGCCGTCCCGACTCGGGAACGGGTCAGAAATATCCAGCGTGAAGCCCTTGCTGGACGAGTCGAAGTTGTAGCCGACTCCAGGTTGAATCTTCATTAGGCAGGAGCGTAGACAGAGGCGACGTAGCCTTCGCGGTTATAGCGAACTTCGTAGCTGACCTTGTAAAGGCTGCCATAGTCCTCAAAGGATACCTGGGCCAGAAGAAGCTGATGCTTGCTGCCGTTCACGAAAGTCGTGCCGATGTATGCGGGCACTAAGGCGATTGAATTAAACTGATTGGTGCCGCTCGTTTTGCCTACACGATCGCGCATCCCAGTCACGTTGCCGGTTGATGTAGTGTAGAAGTGACCTGAGAAGGATGTCTGCGGGGCAAGGTAGTTCGACTTACCGTAGAAATCATTGAACTCAGCCTTCTTAAAGCCAAGGAACTTGCGGCCCTTCGCGCTTTCAAAGGTTGCTCCATTATTGCCTCCATATTCCGTGGGATTAGTTCCGGCAATGGCTTGAAAGTTTGGGTCAGCCTTAGTTCCTGGGCTAGTCCCGACGCCAGCAATAGGTGTTCCAGAGAAGCCAGTAGCCAGCTCGAAGAAGTTAGGGTGGGTCGTGATCTGCTCGGAGGTCAGGCCCTGCGAGCCGGTGATCTGCGGGTCCGTGCGGGTTCCGCTATTATAACCAGGACCAATCCCAACGTAGTCGACACTTACCGTTGCAATGCTCAATGCGTCAAAGGACATGGTAGCCTTATGCGCCTTGAGATATGAAAACCCCGAAGCCGGGAAGGTCTGACCGCGGTTCGCAAAGTCGAACGTGCCGCCTTGGTCGACTTTAAATACGCCGACTGCAGTGGTAAGGCCGTAGCCGTCGGTCTGGATTTTGTACCCAGGCTGAAGGATGCCAGTCAGTAGGGTGTCCCCTTGTTCAATGATAGCCATAAATTATTTTGATTGGTTGCCCTTGGTGAAGTCGCCTTGACCGGCGGGAGTGCTGCCGGAGATCTTCTGGAGCTCGGCGAGCTGCGCCAAAGCGATTTCGTTCTGGCGGGCCATGGCCTCTATGACCGGGTTCGGTCCGACGCCGATCACGTTGGAGAAGCCTTCCGGGCCTTTGAAGTTTGATTCGGCTTTTTTATCAGAAACAAGCGCTGCTTTTTGAGGGTTCTTTTTCATATCCTCAGCGATGATGGCTTGGACCTTGTCTTGAACCTCTTTAAAGCTAGCAATGTAGTCTAGACTGCGACTGTAAAATGTTCTATCATCAACGACTTCTTTTCTCCTAGGGTCATTTTCTAAGAAACTTTTGGTAATCTCTATGCGGCTAATCTTGGCTTGCTCTACGGTTTCCTTATCCTTCTTTTCGTTGTTCCTTTTGTTGGCGTAGTACCTGTCCTCGGCGGACATCAGCTCGTTGGTTCCGTCAATGGCTGCCTGGTTGGCTTCTTCGCGTTTCCTTTGGTTATCCGCAATTATCTTGCCGATAATAGCCAATGCTCCGGTAAGCAGCGCCATAGGCCCGAGGAAGGAAAGGAAGATGTCCTTGAATGAAGTGCTGAACTTCTTGCCAATGTCTTCGACCTGTTTCCCGAAACCAGTCGTCGCCTGCTTGGCCTTGTCCATCGCCTGCGGGACGTCGGAGGTCGTCTTGATGTTGACTGTCAGGTCTTGGGCCATGTCAGGGGGTGCTTTCCTTTGCAGGATTGGAAGCAGCCGCGGCGGCCTCCTTGGCTTCCTCCTCGGCCATGAAGGCTTCCTCCTCGGGCGACATGATCGCCACGTCCGCACCCTTGCGGATAGCCAGGGCGGAGTTGAGCCAGATGGCCTGGCACTCCGGCATCTCCCACGCCCGTTGCTCGGGCACCCCTGACGCAATTAAATTAGCGACAATACTTAGCGGCCAAGGCACGCCCTTGTCGCCGCCCCCTGACTTGGTCTTCGACTGCTCCCAGAACTTCGGCCAGTCCTGGACGAGGATATAACCGGCGAAGGCTTCAAGCAGGCGCTCGAACTTGGCGGGGTGATGGCTTAGGATAACGATGCGAAGTCGGTCTCGCCAGCCTATGTCGCCTAGCTGCTCTTCGGCGCACACTTGGCAGGCGAAGATTAGGTCCGCAGGGGTGATGCCGCGGGAGCCGGTGACCAGCGGGGAGTCAAAGGCCATCAGACGCACCCGATACTTGAGGCACCAGGGGTAAAGAGTTCGACCCACAATCCTGAAAGGAGCCGGGTCGACGTAGGCGTTAAGGAAGCGACGGTCCACTGTCCTCTAGACTGCCCCCTTTTCGGGGGTGTCAATTAGGCAGGCGTGATGCCTTCGTAATCAATCGCCGTGATCGTGACGGCGGTGAAGCCCTTGTTCGAGCCCTTGTCGTCAATCTTGGTGATGGTGCCGACAAAGGATAGGGAAGCCGAACCAGACGGATAGGCTGAAAGGGTGTTGACCGTGAAGCTGAGCGTGGCGCCGAGGACCGGGATGGACGTGGTCTTGGCGATGCCTTCGATGGTGATCTCGGACTTACGGTCGTCCATGCGGTGGGTCTTGGTGATGCCCGTCTCGTCGACCACCGTGACGTCCGCGTTGAACGAGGACGAGAGGCTGTAGCTCTGGACGAAGAGGTTGGTGACAGTACCCGCGACTCCGTAGATACAGGTGGTTCCGTTTGAGATGGCGGCCATTTGTAATTGCAGGCTTTGGAATTGTCTTAGGCGGGCAGAACCACCAGCACGTCAAACGAGAAGGAAGTCGCCCAGGAGCGCTCGTCGATGCCTTCGTCTTCGGACTGCATCGTGACGTCGTAACAGGCCGCGTCGGTCGAGGTGACGAAGGCCGCCTTGATGCTGGTCAAATCGCGCATATTGCCGGACAGGGCGGCGCAGCGGGCGCGGTGATCGGCGAGGGTCGTGTCGTCGGCGTTCGAGAAGAGGGTGATGCGGACCGAGCAGCTGAAGTTGCCTTCGCCCTCGGGTAGGTCGGCAGGGCTCCGGGCGGACTCGCAGAGGACCACGGCCTTGGGCAGGGTCTGGGTCGCGGCGCTGTCGCCCGTCAGGAAGGCCACGGAGGTCAGCCCGGTCTGGGTGGAGAGGTAGGTGGCCAAGGTGGCCTCTACGATGTGGCGGATGGATTTGGTTCCCATAAAGGTTATTTGCTGTTGGCTTCGTCGATGGTTTTCCCGAGATGCTCTTTCACGCGAGCCCTCATCTGCCTGACGCGGTTGGCGTAGACCAGGCTGAGCACATCCGCATCGGTGGCGATGTTCGCTATATTACCGAGGATGTTTGTGACGCTGACGTCGACGTTCTTTTCGGTCGCCGATACGGTGTTCTTTCCCTGGACGCCGGTGTGCTTGTTGATCCAAGCAACGCTAAGCAGGTCGACGCCGAAGTTCTTGGGGATGCCATTGATGACAGGCTTAGGCAGGGAGCGAAGGGCGGAGGCCCACCCAGACTTGATGCGGCCGACCATCTCCTGGCGTTCGCGGATGTAATCCTTGAGTTCGGCAGTGGTCTCGACGAGCAGCTTCTTTTTGACTGGTCGGACATTCTTTTTGATGCGGCCTCCAAACTTGCCTTTGATTTGATTATGGACCGGCCGGATATTGAAGACAAACCCGATGGTTCCGTAATCGCTTAGGACGATTTCGGCTCGGTTCAGATAGTTCTTAGCCTTCTTGAACGCCCGGTCATAGTCCTGGTCATTGGCTATCCTCTGCAAGATTGGAGAAAGGCTTTTGAGCGCTTTCATAGACCCGCCACCGATCAGCTTGTTGAACATCCCGATGTCGTTATTCCTAGTGGCGTAAGCAAGGTTAGTGGCCAAGACGTTGGCCGCATTCCTTGAGTAGCGGTCATTAGCCGAGACAAACATCTTCTTGATGTCACCGGCTACGGCGTTTTCGCCAGCCATCTCGGCGGCCTTGGATAGCCCCTTGCCGCCACCTTTCGCCAGCGGGGGCGTAAAGGTCGCCGCGTCTTGGCAGGCCAGCGCAGCTTGTTCTAGGCAGGCGTCGCGTAGGGTTTGCCCGGTCTTCTTGGCAAAGCGCTTGAGGGCCGCAAGAAACTTAGCCTGGGAGTCAGGCGTAATGCTTACGGTGACCACAGGGGTTACTGGTTATCGTCGATGACGACGAGCGTGATCCATGCCGACCCGGGCTTGTAGGTCTGGGTCGTGATGCGGACGGTCTTCCCGCCGGCCACGATCTTCTTCCCCTGGGCGAGGGAGGCGATGGGGGCACCCGAGGACAGTAGGGCCGCCGATGCCCCAATAGACCCGTCTGGCTGGCTCCAGGAGGCCGTTACAGCGGGGAGCCTAACCGTATACTGGGTCCGCTCCATATACCCCCCTGCTTCGAGCACGGTCTGCACGGCGGGGTCGGAGATAAGGCAGGAGAAGGTGATGGCCCCAGAGTTGGCCGACCCGGCCACGCCGAAGTCCGCCACCATCTCTTTGGCGTCGTTGAGAAACTCGGTTCCGTAGAGGCTCATCCTATACTTGCCCGGATTGGTAG